GCGTAGAGTCCCCAAGCGCCCCGTTGCTAAGCGTCCCGTTGCCAAGCGCCCGGTTCGTCGCTCAGCTTCACCCGCTCGTCGTATGCGCTTTATGTAAGATAGAATTTAGAGATTTATTATTTTTTAAAATATATTAAAAAATGATATATAAGATAGATATATTATAATTATAAAAAGAGAATATGCCTACTTTTCAAAATTACAACTACGATGAACGATCGGATTGTCATTCGTTCGAAATCAATGGGATCGATCTCGCGGTTGTGAATGGAATTCGCAGGATTATTTTGACTGATATCCCAATCCCTGGAATTATCGGTGAAAAATTAGAGAACGACGATCCTAGCGTGGATGTTATTATAAATAACGGTGCCCTTCACAATGAAATCATTATTCACCGCATCGGTCTTATTCCAATTTGTCTTACAGAAGATGAAATAGAGCGATACGAAGATAATAGCATCCATATTGAGCTGAATGTCAAGAATACTATGAACAAGACGATTGATGTTCGCACAAATGATATTGTAGCAACGCGTAATTCAGTGCCTTTGAGTGATGACGAGTTGAAGGTCGTTTTCCCCGCAAACAAAACATCCAAGTATCATATCCTTATTACGCGACTGAGAACGGGGGAACATTTACATTTAAAAGCGAGAATTGTAAAGCGTAAAGGACGCGATAACGCATCATTTAACCCCGTATCACTGTCTAACTTTTCGTATATCCAAGACCCTAAGGAAGCTGACAAAAAGACAAACCTGTTGGACAAGGAACGCTCGTATTACAAAAATAAATATGGCGACCCTGTGCGATTCAAGTTTGACATTGAAAGCATTAATCGTAATATTGGTCCAAAATATCTGGTATCAAAATCATTGGACATTATGATTCATAAATTGGAGGGACTTAGGAAAGAACTGAATAGTGAAGCAAGCGACAAAGTTAAGATACAACAATTTCAGGATATTCAAGGGACGTTTGAGTTTGTCATTGAAGACGAAGATGATACACTGGGAAATGTAATACAATCCTATATTCACAATCATTTTATTCGAGAGAATCACAAACACAAGAATAATATAGCATGCACGTATATTGGATATATTTGCCCGCATCCGCTAAAATCGCTAATGATCCTACGTATTTCTTTGGAGGGTCTAAGTGATCCAAATAGTTCAAGCGCATTCGCTTCTTTCCTGGAAGAGAATTGCGCAATTATCGCAAGCGAACTCTCCGTGATTAAAAACGATTGGTCCAAGTTCGCACTGGATACGATTAAATAAATATGCGATTCACTTACATATTCTCTTTTATTTTTGTCAAATAATAATATATATCATTCTAATAAATAGAAACACAAGTTCATATGTCAACGGATATAGAATATTTAGACGAAGACTTGGATGATATTGAATATACTGAGATACTTAGTTTCGAAGAGATGAGCGAATTAAACCCTTCTTTTATTGCGATGGATAAAGAAGAGATATATAATAACCTATATACCTTTTTTAAAAACAAAAAGAAATCCGACCTATTACGTAGTTTATTCTATGATATACTTGTAAATCGCGAGTCTAAGAATGGCAAAATAAACGATTATGCAAACTATGTATTTGCCGCCGAAGGAGAAATCATAAAATACGGTGAAGACGACACACCGGATGCTGTCCTCAACTTCATATATAAATATGATACCAAGGACAGGCGAGGCGAACTTAGTGAGTTTGTAAAGCGGAAGTTTTGTGTATCCTATGATCATAAATCAGACAAGATACGTTTAAAGCCAACACACAATACAAACATGATTCTTATAGAGGACACTGGAGCTAGCATTAAACCTGATTTCCCGAAATATTACCCGATCATCAAAGATTACCCTGTTATCAATTGTAGAAATGTGGATAAGGTTGAAAACATTTATAATATTAATGACGGGAATGACATTAGTCTTCCAATTGTAGGGGCATATTATAAGGTACCCACGGTTACCACAAATGATTATATGTATGCGAAGATAGCGTCGCATTTGTTAAATAGCGTCAACATGAACTACAGTGCTTCAGCGAATTATAAGGGTATTTATGAATTGATCAAAGATACGCGCCCTGATATTGAGATGATTATGAGCGAAATCAATAGTAATAAAGACAGTTTTTATTTGGATTATGGTAATATCAATAATATCTTTAAAAAATATGATTATTCTCTTGATTTTATTACCGAGAAAGACTTGGGACTCTTAACCGACCTTATGGATTCTATCATAAAGAAAGAAAAAGAGCGCAAGAATATACACCGTGTATTTAAAATTAAACGCCCGTTATTAGTCAATAAGAAGTTGACTTTTTTTGATAACATTGATAAGACCCTAAAAGTCATCCAGATATCCGCAGAAGTCCATTCGTTCCTTGAAAAAACAAAAGACCTCATCCTTAAATATAAGAATGATGTTATACAAACCGACGTGATTCCTTTGGGTCATTATAACATATACAGTATTATAAAGCAAATTAACGATAACACCGTCTCTATTGAGGAGGTTATTAACGACCTAAAGTTATCCATAAAGACGATCAATATAGACCATACGCTGAATACGATCAATGATATCTTAGATGCCAGAGAAAATATAGAGAGTATTAAATTAGATTGTGACAAAGTCAAGAATACCTTTATACATTCGCGCGAGCATATATTCGATTATGACAATGACGGTAAGAAGTATGTTCTATCCAAGCGAGAAAACAAAGCGATATGTGATGCGAACGACATAGATAATTATGAAGGGGTTCGGGATGACGATGACATTATTGATGACGAAAATAAGGGATTTGCGAATGATGATGGAGGAGGTGCTGGAGGTATCGCAAATAACTATGAATTAAATCGATATATAGCAAATATTCATTTTAAAAATGAAAAAGGGTTTATTGAGATGTTGAGAATTATTCTAGAATTGGTGAAGAAAATCAATGATGTAGCGAACATCGAAATTGATTATGACGATATATCAGCGTATTTATTTAAGAAATATCGTAGCGTATCCACGCGATATGAAAAATACGTGAATGCGTTTGAAAAGAACAATATAGAGGATGCTCAAAATAACGCAAAGAAATATGCCCAATTGACGCCTTTGCATATATTGTACACTAACGCTAAGAATGCGGATAAGAATCGCGCGGGAATCATTAAAAAGGTCAATGATGAGTTTATAGAGACGACGAATATAATCTTTTGTAATGCGATCTGCTTCTGGATTGTGGATACCCAAGATAAAATATTGAAAGGACAGGTAGCACTAAATATGAATGATTTAAACCCGAATCATCTCGATAAACTGAATACACGTGGACTCCTCTATTACATTATAGAGATCATAAGCGACTTCTTTATTAAATACGCGGATAATAATGATTATATTATAAATATTAAAGATTTGCGAAAGAACTTTTTATCTATTGTGGAGACTGAGCATAAAGACAGGGATGCAGAGGTATTAAGAGAACTCCTTAGCAAGAAGGCGGAGGGCAAGAATAAATGCGCAATAGACCGGAATAAATATACGGATGACGAACGGTTTTATATTGATAAACTACTATATACACCCAATAGTAATTCAAAATTTGAGAAAATACACAAGTATATACAAGGATGTTGTCTACGTAAGTTAGACAGTAACTTCAGTGATATTATTGATTTAAATGAAGATGTCATTAAATTAAAAGAGCATTATTCGAAAGTCCGTTTAATAAGCAATGTTAGGGATACGAGATTTACGCCACCTAAGGAACGCAAGAAGAAAGACAAGAAAGACAAGAAAGGTAAGAAAGACGACGAAATTGAAAGAGAAGATGATGGAGTTGATAGCGACGGCTACGGTAGCGACGATATATTTATGAAAGAAGTTAAGGAGAAAAATAAACACGTGAAGTATATAAATAAGGAAGCTTTTGTGTATAACTTTAAAAATTATAACGTAGATGAGTGGTTAAAAAGTATGCGCGGTAAAAGCGAATTATTGCCCGACAATTTAATAGATAATTTAATAAATTACGATATGGACAGTACTAAATCGCATATCACCGATAATATCAAAAAACTCAAAAATGTTAAAAATAATATAAGTCTTAATTTTATAAATTGTGAACATATTAATTACACGGAGGTTTTGCTGAATATTAGCAGGATAATCTATATGAACGTCCATTCGTCATCCAAATACAAAGAGAATGATGTATTAAAAGAAATGGTTATGAACTCTGTAAAACAAATAAAGATGATGATCAAGCATCTCTATCATTTAAATAAAAATTATAATACGGAAGAAGCGGATGTCGTAAATATAATTAATATTGTGGTGATAAGTAATTCGCTACACACCCCGGATTTGGAAGGAGTTGAAAATATTCCGAAAGAATTTATTCGCGAGAATGCTGAGAAACTCTATGAATATTTAAAAAGTTATGTTGGAGGAAAATACAGCAAGTTCTTAACCGCCGAAGAGATCGCTGTTTTTATCAATGAAAAACGCGAAGAATACAAAATCAAAAAATTAAAAGATAATCAAGACCTAGATATTGAAGAAAATGAAATCCGTAGGCAAATGAAAGTTGCTGGTATAATGGTTGTGAAAGAAGTTGATGTCGCGGACGGTGAAGCGAAAGCAGATGACGCAGATGCAGAGGGCAATATTAACGACGCATATAAAGGCGAAGAAAAAGACGATGATTATAATAGTAAAGATAATGAGAATTATAATATATACAATGATGCGGACGAAGATATGGATTAGAAGATTAAACCGAATTCACCGCGTTTTGCTGGCGTATCATAATTTCAGCGGAGTTTGAATTTGTACGCGGAATGTAATTCTTATTATTACCACTGCATCCGTTCAGTTGTAGAGGCAGATGCCTATCTTTAAAACTTTCTATAACTTGCGTTTTGAATCGGTTAGGAATTTCTTCAAATAATATGTCGTTTACGAGGTTTTCGTATTTTAATGCTAATAAATTAAATTCATTGTCCGATATTTCATCGTCGTTCTCAATCTGTCCCGCTAATAATAGGAATTGTTGTCCTAATCGACGGAATAAATCGCATTTTTCGCTTGCTTTTATAGAATTATTAAGAGAAATAATTAAAACACTAATCGCGTTCACTACGATATTCGGTATCTTAACTTCGTTCGCATCCTCGCTAATACTGTTAATGATGCACATCGCCGACGACGTCAAAACCAATGGTATATTGAACCCGAACTTTACCATCGACCAATAACCGCTCGCCTTACTACATAACAACACAAGCGCCTCCGTCTTGGATAGCAATTTTTCTATCTTGTAAGGCAGATTAGGAGAAACCTTCGTATCTTCGTTTTTTACGCTTTCGTTTTTTACGCTCATTATATTTAATTATAATATAATAAATAAAAAAAGTATATAAGGAATTGCGAAAGAATATAAAGAGACGTGTCGTTTATTCCCGGTCCTTCAGTCGTGTCATTAAGACGTCTATCGTTTTCTGTTGATCGTTTATTTTGTCAGACAACTCCTGAACTGACTTTGTTAAAAGCGGGATGAGCGACATATATTCAATCGTATAATTATGATTTTCCTTTACAGGAACATTCACCGCCTCCGGAATATGTTCCTGTAAATCTTGAGCAATAAACCCGTAATTCCTTCTATCCCCCTCATTCTGTGCGATCGTCAAATAAGATACCGGCGTTAATCTATTAATCAACGCAAGCGAACTATCCACACTCCTTATATCCTTTTTATATCGCCGATCACTGATGGACGAATAGTTGGTCGCATTAATTGTTCCATCAACATCCAATTTACATACGGGGTTTGTAGTGCCTATCCCTACATTATTATTATTGAATATGTTAATGATCGAATACTCCGCAGGTTCATAGGGTGTCCCTAGTTGCCATATTTCTTGCGCATTCCACGAAGACGATAAAACCGCACTATTGGTTTCGTTATAGGTCGCAGGGCGATTCAAATAGATCTTCCCTTCCAACGAATTATCTCCTAATATAGAGCACCATTTCGCAGTATAATACACGAAATCACTATCCGTCCCTGGTAGATCAAAGAACGAACCCGATATATTCGCCACAAAATACGAGGATGTGCTAGATTCAGCTCCTAAATTGTGAGAAAGCCAACACGAAGTCCCTTGGTTATCTATTCGATTATTGCCATCCGCGTCTGTTATATGCTCCCACGTGCCCGCTTCGCCGATCTTGCGATATAGACGCAACCCCCACCATCTCGCA